AAATGTGCGAAAAATCCCATCCCCTTTTAATATCATTGGCAATGTATTCAACTTGTTCTTTGGTTAGTCCGAGTTGTAAATCCTCTACTGCCTCAGTAAGATTAACTGAGAGTGTTACTGGTTTCATTAGCGTTGCTCCACCGACCACAATGATTTATCTATACATTCTTCACAATGTTGGCATTGTAAACCACACCAACTGAAGTGATAAACCTTAGTAACTGATCGGCAATTAGGACACATAATGTGTTTACCCCACTTCCCTGCCCTTACTCTTGGAGTAATAGGTTTGAATGATATTGTGGTAGTAATCATTGGTTATCACGAATGAATTTGTTTACTTCTAATTCCTCCTGAAATTCTGTAATCTCCATTGAATCTACTAAACGATCAACACACTCTGCATAGTCACCATTAGTGTCTATAACACATTGTGCTACATCATTAGCATTATAACCATAAAACTTATCAACTGTACCTTCTAATACTTCAAAGATCTTATCAATATCTTCCCTACATTCAGAATCATAACCATCACTATCAAGTGGGTTATATCCCTCCAATATGTAAAGAATGGTAGAAATTTGACCTTCAGTAAGTGTTACATTGTGAAGACGATTAAGATCTTCCTCAACACTTGGTTTGAATGGTTTCATAGTCATTCTCCAAATTGGTTTACAATAATGTCCTCTAATTCTGATAGTCTGTCATCATCAATTAGAGCAAGATAATCCCATAAAATCTCATTTAAGAGATTCTCTCTTTGTATAATAGGATAGTCAGATGTTAGACAATCCATTATCTCTGCTTTGATTCTTAATGGTCTTGACATTAAATTTCCCCCTGAACGTGTTTGATTTGTTGAAGGATTTGATATGCTTCATAATCAGTTATGTCCTCTCTTATTTCATTTCCATTCTCATCTTCGTATGTGATTAGATCACCTTCAATGTACTCAACTGTCTCTGCTAAAATATCATACAGAGCAGCGAATTGGTCATTGGTTAGATGTAATGTTCTTGCCATTACTCGTAATCCTCCTCTTCATTGTCAATTTGTGTAAGAAGACCTTGCTTCTCTGCTTCACTAATAGGGATTGCTCCATCCTCAGTAATGCAGTAACCATTGATAACCAAATACATTAGTTTGAACCTCCTAATAGTTTAGTGTTTAATGATTCAAAGATGACATTAGGATCAGAATCGAAGTCTCTAAAGTCTTCATCCTCATCTTGCCAATCGTCTGACATCTTCTCAATAATGTCAAATTGTAGAGCAGTTCCAAGTATGTCAAGTAGGAAATGCTGTTCATCTTTAGTAAGATTGATTTGCATCAGAGTGGGAACCTCATTGATTACTTTCTTATTATAGTGATGTGAACCACTAAGGTGAAGTAGTCTTGTGACAGTTTAGGAACTGACCCAAGACTTTGATGATAGGAAGTTTAATCGACTAAACTTCTCACGATTGACCAGTTTGAATGTACCATACTTATTCCACATAACATAACCTTCACCATCTATCTCATCATTGTCATCATACGTTGTAAACCAAGCATCATTAGTACATACACTAAGTGCATCCTCTTTTATATTCTTTACTAACTTCCATAATCTCATCAAATTAATGTCAACATTATGAACATCAGATATTATTCCCAATTCCTTCTCAGTAAAGTCATTACCAACTCTAATACAATGATTAATGGTCTTTTTAATGGTATTACTCTTTGCTACCGTCACAAAATCAACCATTTGTGCCATTTGTTTTGCAAACGCTAAGTATTCTCTAATCTCATCAGTAATATTATACTGTGAGTTACATTGCACGAATAAAACATTGTCATAATCACTAAACAGAGTATGTTCTAATGGTTTTGCAACAGTATGAAATGCTAATGTATTACCAGCACCCATAAGATCATAAACTGTATGAGGTGCTACGATAATATTATGATTAATCTTATGTGGGAAAAGATAACCTATAGTATTAGGTTTGTACCAGTCATCACCACCAAATCCTATAAAATCACCCTGATAAATCTTACCTGTTCTTGGTAAATTATGAAAACACGCTTTTAACTTATCCTGTAAATCTTTATCGGGATGATTTCTCTCTATATCTTCAATGGATTCATTTATTTTCTTCTTAATCTTATTAAATACACTCTTAGTACCAACAAAGAAATTACCACTCTCAGGGTTGGTTCCCCACACTATAGAAGGAGTACCATCTATTTTAAGAGAGATTTTACTCTCAGTAGTAAACCAATTTAATACAGAGAGATCACCTGTTAGAATAGAATCTTCAGGGTGTTCGATGTGTTTTAATTGCATTTTAAAGAAGATGCCGAGGTAGTCTATTGTTAAAGTAACTATTATCTAACCAAACGCCCCACTTATCAAAAGCATACTGATTATATAGTGTTTTTTCTTCTGAAAATGCCTCTATTTCGTGAGGTTGACTCAAATATTCTACTTCAGATATATTCTCACCTTTCCAATGAAACTTACCACTCTTCATCTTCAAGGTTCCCTTTACCCATTGACGTAAATGAACCAATTCGTGCAATAGAGTTTGAATGTAAGTTTTCTCATCCATATTGGATTGTAACTCAATCTCAAAGTCTCTAGGGTTATGTGAAGTGCCTATCCAGTCACAATAACCCATAGCATCTTCTCTTATCATACCACGATGATTGACAGTAACATCAATATGGTGGCGTGGTAAGAATTTGCTCATAAACCAAGAGGTAACACTCTCACACCTGCGTTTAGAATAACCGTATCCAGAATAATAGATACGACTCTTGTGAACCAATGTAGTGTCCATACGAATGATAGAATGAAGATCAGTTTTTCTTTTGTACTCATATTATACTTCATTTTCCTACCTTATGTGTAAGATGCAGCATCTTTTTCAGCAATATATGTTGCATTGTCAACCAACTCATCATACAAGTCCTCATCGTAATTATCAATAAACTCCTTTAATTCAACATCTGAACAATCCTCATAGTGTTCTGTTAAATCATCCATCACATATCTAATCAAATCTTTGGTATCCATACCATCAACAACTAATTCAACAAACTGTTCAATTACTGTATCTCTTTGAAGTGAAGTTAAACTGGGTTTGATGATTGTTTTTGCATCCATTTCAGAATTGGTTGCGTTAGGGTTTGCTTCAATGTTCATTGTTCTGTAGGGTAAGATGAATAAGAAAGGAAAGGGATTATCTCATATAGAGATAACCACCTGACCAACCACAATTCTGTGGATTAAGTACATACTCACGTTGATTGATGATTCTCATATCATATCTAACGTGCTTTGCTGGAGATCTCCAAGATGCTGGTTTGTAGATCTCACCAGTTTTCTTGTCAACAAATGCGTGGACACCACCACTTCTCCAATCTTCTGTTCTATCATCCCAGTCGTTTGAAGTGATCTTATGATACTTCTTACCTGAAGTGATAGTAAATTTCATTCCTTTGAATGTACCATCATTCAAAGCATCTAACTGTTTCTGTGCATACTCAGATAGATCTTGTCTCTCACCATCAGCATTGAATCTTTGGACATTTGATTCAATCATTCTTCTGTGATACATCTTGTAGTTCTCAGCAAGTGATTCACATAATGTCTCTGTCCACTCAAGAACTCTCTCTTCAAGTGTTGTTTGTACTGGGGTTGCAGTCATTGGAAACTCCGTTGGTGATGTACCTATTATAACAATAAAAAACCCCCTGTGTAGGGGGCTTGTGACACTTATTAAACTGTCCTTATAGGTCTGTTCCTCCTGTCTCTACTACTTCTACAATATGGTCAAGAACTGCAAGCACTTCTGTACCTGTATCAGCGTTCTCAAGAAGAAACTCAGCAAAATTTGGTGACATAACAAAAAAGTCAGGTTTATAAAAAAGGGTGTGGGGTGCGACTTCAAAACCGCAGTTGGTACAAGAGGTTCGACTTAAAGAGTTTTCCACAGTACGATCACCACGTTCAATACACGGTCATTTAAGATCCTTCTGAATTGTCGCTCACCCCTGCCTTGCGTCTCCACATTTATAATAAAGCAATAAAAAACCCCCTAGTGGGGGTTGGGTGT